CTACCCCGCCGGTACGACGATCTCGGCCCGGCGGGGACGTTGTCCGTCCTTGGCGGGAATAAGCACGACGACCACGCAGACATTCTTGCCGCGCCGCGTCTCCGGCCTGACTTTCGCAAGCTGACCGCCGTTCTGCGCGGCAACCCGCTGGCCTATGGAATAGCAGTCCGCAGCGGCTGCCGGCGCTATGGTCGCCGCTACCATCGGGAGGGCAGCCGCTATAGCGAAGAAAAATGGAAGGCGACGTCTCATGCCGCTCTTCTAGCGCATTGCTGCTGAATGCGAAATGAATGCCGGCCGATGAAATAGCGTCGGCCGGCATTCAGGCCCGGAACCTATTTCAACTGATGCGTCGCGAGCAGGCGGGCGACGACCGCGGCGATCCCGGCGACGCCGCTGATCGCCTGGAGAAGCGTATCCGTCAGCGACGAACCGTCGATCCCGCTGGTGGAAAAGCCGAACACGCCCGCCACCGACATGGCGATCGTCACGATCGACGCCCAGATGGTGCGCGACAGATACCAGGGCTTGATTGCTTCCATTTCGAGTTTCCTTTCTGGTTGGGAAAATGAAGGCGGTGATGTCAGCCGAGCGCGAAGGTCAGCGAAGCCGGCATGCCCGGCCCCACGGCGGCGCTGATCTGGCTGACGGCGATGCGGATGGCTTCAGGAGGGACGGGAAAATCTTCCGCAAAATGTGCCGCCGTATAGGTCGCCGACGGCGAGAAAACTGTCAGCGAGCGCACGACGTCCCCCTCCTCCGGAGCGATATCGACACGGTAGGCCTCGCTCTCCTCGCCGAGCGGAATATCGGAACCCAGCCAGCTATCCGCGTCGATGCGGCCCCGGCGAATCCAGGAGATGCCGATGTCGCCGCTCTCCTGTCTTACCCCCTTCAGGTGAACGGGCGACAATGGCCTCAACGCTCGCAAGCCGCCCGTTTCCGTGTACCGGCCAAAGGATGGCCCGGAGAAATCCTCGCCCGCCGGACCGACCCGCCAGTTCAACGACAGGCCGATCTCCGAAGGAGCGAGGCCGGCCGGCCTCACCGCATCGTCCAGTAGCGCAAATGGGGCGCCGGCCGCCGCGCCGGCCGCCATCGCATCCTCGGTGCCGAGTTGGCCGCGCAGCAGCCCGCCAAGCCGCCAGACCGAAGGCGCCGTCTCCTCCGCCGTCTCGAACTGCACGAGCTCCCATTGGCCGCTTGCAGAACGGATGGCGGCGGCGTTGGCGCCGTTGAGAAGCTGGAGCTTCGAGACGCTCTGCAATTCGCCATCGGACAGTACGACGCCGATCGTGCCCGAACGATCCACCCGACCGGCAAAGCCGGGACCGAGCGGCTCCAGCAATTCGCCGACGACCGCCGGCAGGCCGATCGAGGCACGAAGATCGAAGCCCGTAGCCTCGGGCGAAACGTAAAGCGTTTCGGTTTTCCACGGCTTTGCCCACGCGGCAACGCGGAACCGGTCTTCCGGCGCGCCGTTCGAGACCATTGGCAGGTCCATGAACAGCGCCAGCGGCTCACCTGTCACGGCCGCAGTGGACGCCGTGTCGAACGGAAGGCGGGGCCGCCACGGCGCCGGCGCGACACGCAGGATGCGGCGCGCCGAAAGCCTGCGCAATACGCCCTCGTCGATCTCCGTGACGAGGAATTCCGCCTCGCTGCCCGAAACCCGGATGACGGAGCCTGTCTGCGGACCGGGAGCCGCGGCCGGAACCGCAAGACGGACCTCTTCCCTTCCCCGCCAGGCGCGGCCCAGCCGGTCGGCAGCAAGCGCTTCCGCCTCGCTGGTATCCATAATCGCCGGCAGAGCGAGAGCCTGTTCGCGGTCGTAGGCGGCGCTCTCACGCAGCGCCCGCGCCGCCGCCGACTGGTACTCGCGCAAGCCGTCCTGGAAGGACAAAGAGACACTGACGGGAAGATCGCCATCGGCGGCGCGCGTCTTCTCGACCGCCGCGCCGTTCCCGTCGAGCGCGATATCGGAGATTTCGACCGGCGCGACCGCGAGCGCGTCCGGCGAGCGAAAGACCACCTCGCCGTCATCCTCATGTACGGCAAGGCCGAAAAGGTCGACCAGGGGTCGGAGCGCCGAGCGCGCCGAGGAGGGATCGGCGATCACATAGCCGGTGAGGAAGCCATTGACGTCGGCGGCATCGACCGCTCGCAAGCCTTGGTCGGCAAGGATGGCGCCGACCAGGCCGGCGAGCGAGATGCCCGAGAGCCGTCCGTTCAGCCAATGGCCGAGCGACCAGTTGCCGCCGTCGCTCCAGACGCCTTCGAGCAGCGGGAAGGCGGGATAAGGTCTGGCGTCCCACGCCCAGACATAGAGGCGGGATGGGTCGACCATGCGGCCGCCATAGACGGCGGAAACCGGGTTGGCCGCATCCTCGAAGCCGGCGCCGTCAGGGTCCCACCAACGGCCATGCGCTTCCAGGAAGCGCTGTTGCGCCAGGTCGGATCGGCCGCCGCTGGAAAAGTAGGGCGCGGCGCTTTCGGACGATTTCGGATCGGGAAAGACGTTGGGCTGGTTCGGCCCTTTGTCTACGGCCGGCGCCCCGACTTCGGTGAACCAGACCGGCTTGCCCGACGGCGCCCAGGCGGTAGGTTCGGAACTCTCCACGCCGCTGATGCGGTTGAAATGGGCGTTCGACCACCAGCCGACGATATCCTTGTAGCGGAAGGTCCACGGCTTGCCGTAAGCGCCGTCGGTGATTGCGCTGCGCCGGCGGTTCCGCCTGTCTTCGTCGCTGGCATAGTACCAGTCAAAACCTTCGCCGCCGGCGATTGCCGCACGCAAGCCTTCCGGATCGTAGGAGCCTTCGAAGCCGTCCGGGTTGCCGCCGGCGTAGTCGGCGTCGCGCCAGTCGGAAAGCGGCATGTAATTGTCGATCCCGACCGCGTCGATCGCTTCATGCGCCCAAAGATCGTCGAGATGGAAGAAGACGTCGCCCGATCCGTCGGACGGATGATGGCCGAAATATTCGCTCCAGTCGGCGCCGTAGGCGATCTTCGCGGAATGCCCGAGGACCGCCCGCACATCGGCTGCAAGCGCGCACAGTTTTGCGACGAAGGGAAACCTGTTGTCGGCGTCGCGAAGCGCCGTCAGCCCGCGAAGCTCCGAGCCGATCAGGAATGCATCGACGCCGCCCGCCATGACGGCGAGCCTGGCGTAATGGAGCGCGAAGCGGCGATATCCCCAATCACCGGACGCGCCGGTAAAGCGGATCGTATCGCCGTCGGCATCGAAATCGCCCACGGCCGCTTCGCCGCAGAATGCCTCGACTTCCGCGCTCATAGCAGCGCTTTTGTCCGGCGAGCCGGGCTGGCCGGGCGCCGGCATGCAGGTGATGCGGCCGCGCCACGGATAGGCAGGCTGGGCCTCCGCGCCGTAGGGATCGGGCAGCGTGTTGTCGGCCGGAACATCCATCATAACGAGCGGGTAAAGCGTCACCTTCAGCCCTCGCGCCTTGATATCGGCGATAGCGTCGAGGACCGAGCGATCGGACGGCGTGCCGCCATAGGCCGGCGACCCGTCATGGGTCGAGACGACGACGGCGCTTTCGCGGTCGATGCCTGAAACCTTCCAGTCCTGCGACAGTCCGGTCGGATCGGCCTGCGTCACCGCCGGCCGCACCTTGCACTGGCCGGCGCGCAAGTCGCTGCCGAACCAGGTGACGACGAGCGCCACATTCTCGATGTTCGGACAGAGCGCCTGCAACTCGTCGAGAGAGGCCGCCATGTCCGAGGCGGCGGTCAGCACGTGCCGGTTAACCGGCTGCGTCTCGCCCTTGCGGACCTTCAGCGTCACCTCGGCGGGTTCGAGTCCGTATTCCGTCGAACCCGGGATCAGGGTGACGGCGCGGATCTGCCGGTTGAGATCGTCGCGCGGACGCATGACCTCGAACTGGAACTGCGGAATGCGGTTGCCGTAGTCGTCGAGCGGAAAATGCTCGATGACCGCGTAGGCCAAGCCGCGATAGGCCGGCGCATTGCCGGTGCCCTGCTTCGCCTCGATGAGCGGATCGGGAAGCTGGTCCTCGGCGCCGTCATAGATGCGGATATCGAACTGCGTGCGGTCGAGTTCCCTGCCGTCCGCCCAGATGCGGCGCACGCCCGCTATTTCTCCCTCGCACAGCGCGAAGGCCGCATTGGCGAAATAGGAATAGGTCGTGACCTTCGGCCCGCCCTTGCCGCCCTGCCGCTTGCTCGTCCGCTTTTCCTCGAACCGCGTCGCCCAGATCAGCGTGCCTCCGGTGCGCGCGGTGCCGTAGATGCGGGGGATGGAGGCGCCCTCCTCCGCGGAGAACGGGCGCGCGGTCGCAAGACGCGACCCTTCGATATGGCGCGTGCTGTCGATGAGGGAGCGGTCGAGGACATAGCCCGCCGTGGCGCCGATGGCTGAGCCGATCGCCGTCCCTACCGGACCGAAGGCGCCACCGAGGAAGCCGCCGGCGGCCTGCAATACCAGAGTGGCCATGTTCTATCGCCCGCAGGAAAGGGGAGGAAAGGCGAAGACGCCTGCGAGCCGCCGCCGCCAATGCGGCACCAGCGCCGAAACGAGCACCGAATGGCCCTGGTAGGCATGGATGAAGCGATCTTCGCCGATGAGTATGCCGGCATGTTTGGCCGGCACGTTCTGCCGCCAGCGAAAGAGAAGGAGGTCGCCCGGCACGGCATCGTTCCTTGCCTTGTCGGTGCAGTAGCGGCGCGCGGCGGCCAGCAGGCGGTCCTCGCCGCTCGCCTCGGCCCAATCCGCCGCATAAGGCCCCGGCGCTTCCGGCTCCTCGCCATAGACTGCCCGCCAGACGCCACGGACAAGGCCGAGGCAGTCGCAGCCGACGCCTTTCAGCGATCCTTGGTGGCGGTATGGCGTACCGACCCATTCCAGCGCCTCGGCGACGATCCGCGCGGCGGCTGGCAGGCAAAGATGTTCGTTTGTCACGGAACCAGCGGGCCTCCGTCGAAATTGCCGCCGTCGGTTGGATAGCCATAGGCGGCGTCGTTGCCGGGCAGATGGGGGAAGCCCCGGAAATTCACCTGATTGGCGAATTTCGCCTTGCATGTCGGGAAGCGCTTGTCGCAGCCGGCGACGACGGTGAAAGCGTCGCCCGGCTTCGGTTCCATCGCCCGCTCGCGCCACAGCACGAAGGAGACCTCGCCGGAGTGCGCCAGATGGTCGATCACGCGCACTCCCTGCCCAGCCGCCGCGCCGCTCGTCCAGGTCAGGACGCCGTTGGCAAACCATCCGGCGGCGAAAGCGTCGAGTCCGGCCACGACGATTTTATCGGCGGTTTCGGCCGACGAAACGGCGCCCGCGCCGGAAAAGCCGGGTTGGCCGAGATCGAAGCGGCAGCGCCCGTCGCCCAGTTCGGCGTCGCAGACACGGCGCACCGTGCGCCCGTTCGGCCGGTCAAGGCTCGCGGCCATGCTTTCCAGTTCGGCCGTGAAACGGCCGTCGCTTCGCGTGATCTTGCCGATTGCTGCCTTGCGGATGCGCGCGAATTGCGTCGGTTCCGCCCAGTTGACGAGGTAGGTCTCGACGGTGGCGCCGTCGAAGAGCCCGGCCTCGATGTCCCCTTCGGCAAGGTCGACCGAGGCGAGCGCGCCTTCGACATCGACCGTATCGACCGCGAGCCCGAGCGAGGAACGCGCCTCGCTGGCGATGAAGCCGGAGCCGGGCTCGCAGGCGACGCCGTCGACCGTCAGCGGCCGATCGTGATCGGTAAAGCCGCGCACGAGGCCGTCCTTGCGCGTCAGCTTCCAGCATTGGCAGACGGTCGTCGCCTCGCCGGCGAGATGCGCGACGAGCTTCTCGGGGTAGATCGTCACAGGATCACCTCCACCAGCGGGATATTGGGGATCTGGCCGGCCTTGAAGGAGCGCAGGCCGATCTCGATACGCTCCGTATCGAATCGCACCGGCACGTCGAATTCGTAGCCTGCGGTCACGGCCTGGCCCGCCGCGGGGACAGCGCCGGTAAAGGTCACGGCGCCCGTCGCCTCATCGAAGGAGAAGGCGCCCGTCTTCTCGTCTCCCGCCAACCGCTACGCGCAGCGTTCCGGGCACCGGCTTCACGATCGGCCGTGCATAAGCGGTTTCGCCCTCGCCATAGTTCTTGACGAGCGGGAAACTGGCCCTCGTTCCGTCGCCGGTGCCGAGCGCCTGGTCGAGCGGCATTGGCGCCGAGTCCGGCCGGCAGGACTTCATGTCGAACGGATCGCGAAAACGGAAAGCGTAGAGCGAACCGCGCCGCGCCTCGAAGAAGGTGAGGACGTCGTAAAGGTCATCCAGCGAGCGGACGCCGGTGCCCGCGTCATAGGATCGTCTGGAAAGCGCGACGCGGGCATTGCGCTTCTCGCGGCCGGAGGCGAGTTGCACGACCTCGTTCTTCCGCTCCGGCCCGCCGGTGGCGCCGAAGGAGACGGCGAGCGGAAACAGAACGTCGTGGAAGCCTGGCGTATCGCTCATTTGCCGCCCTCAAAGCCGGCCGGCGCCGCGCGAGACGGCGCGGGCCAGCATTCCGGTGATCTGCGCTTCCGACTTGCGGAAGGAAGCGGCGTCCGGCGCGGTGACGTTGAAGACGACATTGACCGGCGCCGCGCCGCCTGCGGCGGCCACGCCGAGCTTGCCGTCCGCCGCGCGGCGAAGCGGCAGGATCGCCTCCGCGCCCGCCTCGCCGGCGAGGCCGAGGCCCTTGCCCATTGGAAAATAGGTCGGCGTCGATACGACGCCGCCCGAGGCGAAGGGCGTCACCCTGCCCGGCACACCGCCGTTCGCAAAGTGAAGGGCGCCGCCCAATCCTCCGAAAAGTCCCGAGAAAAGCGAGGAGGTCAGCGATTGCAGCGGCTTCAGACCCTGGCTCAATGCCATGCCGGCGAGGCCGAGGCCGACCTGCCTCAGCACGCCGTCCAACGACTTGCCGCTGACGGCCGCGCTATTCAGTGCTCCGGTCAATTCCCGGCCGAAGCTTTTGGAAAGGCTCTGCAAGTCCTTCAGCGCGTCGGCGAAGGGCGCAGTGTCGGCGTCGATCCTGAGGGTCACGTCTTCAGTCCTGGGCATCGCTGCTCCTCATTTCATCGGGGAAGTCGCGCATGAGCCGCGAAAGCTCGGCACGCGTCGGCGGGGCGGAGCCGAGGCGGCGGGAAAGACCCGTCGCGGCGGCAAACTCCCTCGGCGTCATCGCCCAGAAATCGCGTGGAGAAAGCCGCAGCAGGCCGAGGCCAACATGGATCACATCGTCCCAGGGAAACGGTTCGGCACTGGCCGCCGCGGCTTTCAGGGGTTTGGCGGGGCGCCCTCCCCGGCGCCGAAGGTTGCCGCCAGAAGTTCGGAGGCAATGCGCGCATAGCCTGCCGCGCCGCTTTCCACACGCATCGAACCTACCTCCTCGTCTGAAACGGCCTCGCCGGCGCCGCGCAGACCGGCGGCGATGACGCGGATCAAGTCCCGCGCCGACAGCCGGCCGCTCGAAAAGCGCTCGACCAGCGCGGTCAGGTCCTGCGCCTCGAACGCCGCTTCCAGTTCGGCCAGCGCGCCGAGCGTCAGGCAGAGCCGCCGCTCGCGCCCGTCCAGCGTCGCGGCGGTCTCGCCGCGCCTGCGGTTCACGCTCATGGCGCCGCCGTGAAGGCGATTTCGCCGGCGGATTCGAGCGCTATGTCGAAGGTCACCTCCCCGTCATGCGCGCCCGTATATTCAAGCGAAGTGATCTGGAATGGCCCTTTCATCGCACCGAGGCCCGGCACGGTAAACTGCCAGGCGGCGATTTCACCGGCGAAGAATTTCGCGCGTATCGTCTCATCGGATACCGCGTCCTTGAAGATGCCGGAACCGCTGATCGCCGCACTCTGCACACCGCTGCCGGCGAGCAGTTCGCGCCAGCGCCCGGCGGATTCGGCGTCCGTCACGTCGACGGTCGCGCTGTTGAAGGCGAACCGCTTCGAGCGCAGTCCGGCAACCGTGATGAAACTTCCGGACCCGTCCCCATCGAGCTTGAGGAGCAGGTCCTTGCCCTTTTGAGCGACCATTCAAGGCCTCCTTGTTCTTGAGATTTTTCGCTGCGACGCTGGTGCGCCCGTTTCGTTCGCGGCACCGCGATCGCATGTGGAGTGTCAGAAATCCCCCGCTCCGTCCGCTTCGCGGCCACTTCTCCCCCGCAAGCGGGGGCGAGGAAGGGAGCCAAGCTCGCCACCGCCTTTCCTCGCCCCCTTCAGGGGGAGAGGTGGCCCGGCGAAGCCGGGTCGGAGAGGGGGACAGCCGCACAGATCGCTAGGTACGATTGCGATATCGCATGCAGAGAAACAATGAAGTCTACCCCGCCGGCTCCGTCACGGCCCTGAAGCGCAGCAGGCCGTGATAGACGGAAAGGTCGTCGTCGAAGCGCACTTCCGAGAATTCCAGCCGCAGATTGACCAGCGCATGCCCGTCGAGCAGCAAGGGCTGATCGTGCAGCGCGGCACGTGCCTCGTCCATGATCTCGATCGCTTCCTTCTTGCCCTTGGCCTTCGACCAGACATGCAGCGTGAAGAGCTGCTCGGTGCCGCTCTCCGTGCCGGTGCTCCAGTCATAGATGGAGGTGCGGCCGAAGGTAATGTAGGGAAAGGCGGCGTTGGCCGGGGCGTGATCGAAGACGTGCGGCCCGCCCAGGGCCGCGACAAGGGCGGCACTGCCGGAAAGGGCTGCGAATATCGCCTTCTGCAGTTCAGCGGCCGGCGCCGTCATGGCTCTCCCCCCGTTCGAGCGCAGTCGCGACTTTCAGCCCGTCGGCGCCGCGGAAACCGCCGCTTCGCCTCGTGCGCGGACGATAGCCTGCTTCCGCCTCGTCCGCCAGATCGTGCGCCAGCGACTTGAGCATCCGCACCAAGTCGTCGAACGTCACTTCCACCCCCATCTTCATCGGCCGATCTCCCGGCTTTCGCATTGAAAATAGCGCCCGGTTTCGTCCGGATCGTAAACGGTCAGGATGTCGAACATCCGAGTGTCCTTGGTGAAGCGCATGCCGCTTCTGACGTCCTCGCCCTGCCTCAGCGTGACGAGGTGCGTCACGGTCTCCAGCGTCTGGTCGGCGCCGAACGCGCTCTTCGCCGATACCGGCTCGACATGGGCGAAGAGCGTCGCCACGGCCGACCAGGTCTCGACCTCGCCGCCCATGCCATCGGAAACGTCGTTGACCTGTTCGAGCACGAGTTCGGTGCGGAACCGGCCGGGGTCTATGCTGAGCGCCCGCTTCACAGCCGCTTCCTCTGCCAGATGGAGATCAGGCGGTCGAATTCGGGCGGGATCGACACCGGCTGGTCGCCTGCGCCGAAACCTGCACGGAATTCATACCAGTGCGCCACCAGCACCAGGATCGCCCGCTTCAGGCCTTCCGGCACGGCTTCCGCATCGGCGCCGAAGCCGGCCGAAAAGTCGATCTCGATACCGTTCAGGATGCGCGCCGGCTCCGGCCGCGTCATGAAATAGAGCCGCGCCGGCCGCGAGGCGATGTCCACTTCGTAGGTCGAAGGATCGACCAGCGACGCCTCGCCATCCGTGCCATAGACCGTCACCGAAAGAATCTGGACGACCGGATGGCGCAGGAGCGCGACACGGCCGAAGCGCGGCCATCGGTCGAGCGCCAGTCGCCAATCCTGCGCGATCATGGCGATGCCGGTCCTGGCCTCGACCTCCTCGCGCGCGGCACGGATCAGGCCATCGAGCAGATCGTCCTCATTGTCATGGCCGATGCGCAATTGCACCTTGGCTTCGGCCACGGTGACAGGCTCGACCGCCGGAGCGGTGGTGCGAAAAAGAGTCATGAAATGCCTGTAAGTTGTTGGAGAATAGCGGTCTTCTCCCCGTTTGCGGGGAGAAGATGCCGGCAGGCAGATGAGGGGCTACTTGAGATGCGTTGACGCTGCCGCTCATCCGGCCCTGAGCCTGTCCTCGAGCTCGCCAGAGGCGAGGCCCGTGGGGGCCACCTTCTCCCCGCGGGCGGGGAGAAGGAAGCGCGCTTACGCTGTCCCGAACTTCAGGAGCTTGATGGCGTCGAAGTCCTGGACACCGCCGCCAACGCGCTTGGTGGTGTAGAAGAGCACGTAGGGCTTGGCGGAATAAGGATCGCGCAGCACCTTCACGCCGGTGCGGTCGACCACCAGATAGCCGCGGGCAAAGTCACCGAAGGCGATCGGCGTGGCGTCGGCGGCGATGTCGGGCATGTCCTCGGCCTCGACCAGCGGAAAGCCCATCAGCATGGCGCGGCTGCCGGGCGCCGCCGGCGGCTGCCAGAGATAATTGCCGTCGGCGTCCTTCAGCTTACGGATCGTGGCCTGGGTCTTGCGGTTCATGACCCAGTTGGCGTTCTGGCGGTAGCCGGCCTTCAACGCATAGACCGTGTCGATCAGTATGTCGGACGGGTCTTCCGCAGGCAGCGCGCCGGAAACGCCGGTCAGAGTGTAACCGATCTTGTTCCAGACCCAGCTATCCTCGGCCACCTGCGCATAGGCCAGGAACCCTTTCGGTTTGTTGGTGCCATCGCCGTCGACGAAGGCCGCGCCTTCCTGCTCGGCGAAGGCGGTCTCGACTTCGCTGGCGATCCACTGGTCGACATCGACCACGGCATCCTCCAGCAACGAGGCGGTCGCCGCCGGCATGGCGTAGAGCTCGACCGTCGGGAACTGCAGTTCATCCAGCGTGCTGGTCGTGGTCTCGGGCCGCGCCGCCGTTTCCGCCACCCAGCCGACCGCCGGTCCGGAGATCGAGAACGGCTTTTTCAGCACCGCGCCGGAGACCTGCCGCACCGAGGCGATCGAACGGATCGGCGAGATCTGCGCCAGACGGCGGCCGATCGCGGCTTCCGTCTCGTCCGGCACCAGATAGCCGCCGTCCTGACCGGAGCCGTAGGACATCGCCTTAGCGTCGAGCGAACGGATCAGCCGGTCGTCGCCGCTCCGGATATACGCCTCGAAGGCCTGCTTGTGCTCGCTGGGCACGGTCGGGAAACCGCCGTCGCGGCCAAGTGCGGGCCGTGCTTTCTTCAGGTTGAGCTGGTCGAGCGCACGCTTGTGCTCGTCGAGCGCATGCGAGATGCGGTCCACCTTCTCGGTGGTGATCACATCGGCGCCCATGCGCTTTTCGATCTGCTTCAGGCGGTTGTCGTTGTCCTGCTTGAAGCTCTCGAAGAGCCGCATGAAATCGTCGAAGGCTACGAGCGCGTCGTCGCTCACCGCCTTGGTCTCGGGCGAGACCGGGGTCGTTCCTGCCGTCATCTGGGCATTTCCTTTCACTGGAAGAGGGTTGCGGCCTTGCGGATTTTCCGCGCCAGGGCCGAGGGATCGTCGGGCGCGGCGTCCCGCTCGCGCGTCAGGCTGGCGAAGCCGCGGGTAATCACGGCCCGCGCGTCGCCTCGCGTCAGCCCAGCGTCCCGCGTGAGCCAGCGTTCGAATTCACGAATGGTGGGCAGCGCCACCCGTGCGCCAAATCCCTTGACCTGGCTGATGCGCGCGCCGGGCAGCATCGGGAAGGTCACCACAGAGATTTCCCACAAATCGGCCTCGAGGATGCGGCGAATGCCGCCGGCCGCCTCCTTGCGCGCCTTGACGGTGCGGAAGCCGATGGAAAGCCCGTCGAGCGCGCCCGAGCGCATCAGGTCGAGCACCTCGCGCGCCCGCTTCACGCCTTGGGCGAGCTTGCCGCGCACGAAGAGGCCGCGCTCGTCCTCGCGGATTTCCGTCCAGGCGCCGATCGGCTCGTTCGGGTCGTGCTGGTAGAGCATGCGGATGCCGGCAGCGCCACGCTCGGCAAGCGAGCGGGCGAAGGCGCCGCGCTCGACCCGGTCGTTGGAAAGATCGACCGTGCCGAAGAGGCTGGCATAGCCGGAAAAGCCGCCGTCGGGTTCCAGTTCCTCCAGCGGCGGTTCATCAAGCGGCAGTTCCATGCGCTTGCGCTCCATTTCCTATCCTTTCCAGAAGTCTGTCAGGCCGTGGCGCTGCAGCGTGCGGATGACGAAGCCGAGCGCCCACCAGGCGCAGAAGCTGGCGGCGGCCGAGCCCATCAGCATCAGTTCGACGTCGCCGATCGAGGCCGGTAGCGAAAGCTCGTCGGCGATCTTCAAGCCGGCGGCGCTGCCGAAGACGACGCCGCAGGCGATGCCGACGGCGAAGCGGATCGCCGCCTCGCGGCGACCATGCGGCAAGACGTAGGCGAGCGAGACCGCGGAGCCGAGCACCGCGCCCGCACCCTTCACCGCCCACAAAAGGGCGGCGTTGGACATGTCGGACATGTGAGGAAATTCCTTTCGGATTAAGCCCGCCGCCTCAGTCTCTGTCCCCACCCCTCGGCCCATACCCCACCGCCTCGCGTTTCTCGTCGTCGGTGAGGAAGTTCGCGGCGCCGATCCGAGCCCACAGCGCATCGCGTTCGCCGGACAGGCCCTCGACCTGGTCGGCGTCGTACCAGAGTTTCAGGCCCGGCCCGAAGATGCCGGCGAACCAGGCGGAAAGGTCGCGCGCCGTGCGCGACACCAGCGGCACCACCGTGTGGCGGTAGAAGGCGCGGTTCGCCTCCTGGTAGTTGGAATAGGTGTTGTCGCCGGGGATGCCGAGCAGCATGGGCGGCACGCCGAAGGCGAGCGCGATGTCGCGGCTGGCGGCGTTCTTGGCCTGGATGAAGTCCATGTCCTTCGGCGACAGGCCCATCGCCTTCCAGTCGAGCCCGCCTTCGAGAAGCAGCGGCCGCCCGGCGCGGCGCGGACCGGAATAGCCCTCGTCGAGTTCCGTCTTCAGCCGCTCGTACTGCTCCTCGCTGAGGTTGCCGCCTTCCTTCGGCGCATAGACCAGCGCGCCGGAGGGCCGTGCCGAATTGTCGAGCAGCGCCTTGTTCCAGCGCCCGGCGGCGTTGTGGATATCGAGCGCGGCAAGCGCGGCCTCGAGCGGCGGAAAGCCGTAATGGTCGTCGAGCGGGTGGAAAAGGTTGATCTGCAATGCGCGCGTGCCCTCGCCTTCCCCCTCCAGCGGGATGGTCCGCTTGTCGCTCCCCTGCCGGTATTCAAGGGCTGTCGGCCAGCCGGCGCGGTCGGCCAGAACGCGAACCCGATCCGGCCGCAAGAGATGCAGTTCTTTCGCCCCGCCCGCCGCGACCAGCTCGACATAGGCGTTGCCCGACAAGAGCAGGTAGCCGTAGAGCGCCTGCAGGAAGGCCGGGCCGGACTGGCGCTGGTTCGGCCGGTCGAGCAGCGCAAGCAGCGGATGCTCTGTCAGTTCCGCCTCGCCGTCATAAAGCAGCCAGGGAACGGCCGACGCCGTCTCGGTCAGGAGTTTTACGCAGCGGTGCACGACCGGGTTGCGCAAGAACCCCTCGCGGGAAAGCGCAGCGAAATCGCGCCTGGTCCAATGCGCCTCGCCGTCGATATGCAGCGCGACGAAACCGGTCGCGTTCTTGCGTTCGGCAGGCGCAACGGTTCCACCCGAGCGGCGAGCCCAGGGCCATTTGATTGCCATGTTGTTTTCCTCGGTTGGTGCCGACGGCTCCGCTGCCCCTTCTCCCCGTTCACGGGGAGAAGATGCCGGCAGGCAGATGAGGGGCAGCGCTACCCTTGCAGAAGTTGGCTCCGCCCCTCATCCGGCCCTTCGGGCCACCTTCTCCCCGTGAACGGGGAGAAGGAAAAGCGCTATCTGAAATCCCTCACCCGCGGCTCCCCGCCGCGGCCGAGCATCAGTTCCGTCAGCGCCCATACGAGCGCGTCGACGCGGTCGGGAGAGCGGCCGCCGGCGAGGCCGTCGGGGCCGAAATCGCACATCTCGTCCTCCAGCGCCGGGAAGCGCTCGGCATGGCGCACCCTGCCCTGCTGGTAGAGCGCTGCGACCGGTTCGGCGCGCAGCCATTTGCCGCGATTGGCGCGCACGGCCTTGACCGGCACGGTCGCGTCCACGGTCCTCAGCACCGCCGTCACCATGTCGCCGCCCTGGTTCACCTCGGCGACGATGCAGTCCGCGTCCAAGCGCCGGTAGAGCCCGATCGCGGAGGCGGCCCAGTCGGTCGGCCGCGCCGCCTCTACCGTCGCGTCGGCAAGCACCACGCCGTCGCCGTTGCCGTCGAGCCCGGCCGCGACGATGCCGCAAGCGGCGGAAGCGCGGCCGGCGCTTGCCGGTGGGTCCACCGCCACGACGATGCGGCGCAAATCCGCCGGGACACCTCCCGTCATCGCCTCCAGAGCGGCGCGGCTCCAAAGCGCATCCTCGCGGTCCTCGATCAGTTCGCCGTCGAGTTCCTGGCGCGCCAGCCGCGTGCCGCCGTAGCGCCTTTCGAGCGCCGCGATGAACCCGGCGGCGAGGTTACGGCTGTTCGCCCCGGTCTTCAGCCGCGTAAGCCGCACCGAGGGATCGGCGATCAGCTTTTTCATCAGCCGCGTCGGGCGCGGCGTGGTGGTGATGATCTGGATCGGCCGCTCGCCGAGGCGAAGGCCGAACTGCAGCATATCGAAGGTCGCCTCGGCGTTTTTCCATTTGGCCGCCTCGTCCAGCCAGGCCGCGTCGAATTGCGGGCCGCGCAGGCTCTCCGGATCCTCCGAGGAGAATATCTGCGCCACGGCGCCGTTCAGCCATAGGAGCCGACGCCGCGTCGCCTCGAAACGGGGCGGCACGCCGCGCGAGATGGCGCGGATGCCGGACGGCCCCTCGATCATCACCTCGCGCGCGTCGCCAAGGCTCTCGCCGACCAGCGCGATCCGCCCGTAGCGCCGCCACGGCACCGTATAGGGCGGGAGGCCCCGTACGAGGGAATCCACCCATTCCGCCCCGCTCCTGGTCTTGCCGGAGCCGCGCCCGCCCGTCATCAGCCAGGTGTCGGGCGCGCCGGTCAGCGGGTATTGGTCAGGATGTGCGCGTACGAACCACTCGCCGCTTAGGCGGCCCACGCCGCAATAGCCGATGTTCCGCTTTACCCATATCAGTTGCGAAGCCCCGATCGTCTGCGAAAGCATGGGCAAGCTCGACGATACGCTCATTGATGCGCCCGAGGAGGGCGGCAAGTTCTTCATCGCTTCTGATCTGGTTCTCTCTGGCGGCTTCTTCTGGGCGCACCATGTCGCCGATCCGGTCAAGCCCGCGGATGATGGAAACGAGGCCGTCGATCTCCGTCTTGTCGATCCGGCCGCCATTAGCGAGCGCCTCGCGGCCGGCCGCTTCCAGGCGGTCGACCAGCACGGCGGCGGTGGCGCGAACGCGCTCGGCGAGATTCGCCGGCGGCGCGCACCCGAGCTTCCAGCCCTCCTTCGCCGCCTTCCTGATGAGGGTGTTCAGCGCGCGCTGCGAGGCATCGGCGAGCAGCGCGAGCGTCGGCTCGGCGCCCTCGGCAAGCGCACGCAGCGCCACGCCCTGCGCGAGCGGCAAATCCCGTTCCAT